TTAATTTAGTCATGAATGGTCGTAGTATTGCATCTGTAGATACAACACCTGGATTACCTGTTGCATCTTTTAATAGATTAACAAGATCTCCTATCTGCACCTGTGAGTTTACAACACCAAGCTCTAGTAATTCTCTATAAGCTTTTTGTGCTTCTTCACTACCAGGTCCAAGTTTTAATAATGCAGATGTATCTACACCTTCTCTAAATGCTCTAGCTAATAGACCAGGATTAGTTAATCCCTCAAACAATATACCATTTGCACCTGCAAATGCACCAGCACTAAAGAAGTTACGTAGGTGTGTAGGTATAGATAAAACTGTTTTTGCTAATTGTGATATACCTTTTGGAAACAATAATAAGTTTCTATAAAACCATGTCACCGCTTTTTCTGCAGGATTTGCACCTTCTCTACCTCTGATAACAGATGTTAAACCTGCACCGATATCATTTGCATTTTTTATACCATCCGCTATTTCTTTTGTTGTAAACTTACCAGACAATGGATTAGCAATACTATTACCACCTGGTAATTTTTGCACTACGCTATCAAGAGGAACTATTTGAATACCAGTTGTAGGTGATTGAACAGCTTCTTTTGCTAGATCCTCTGTGTCCCAGAAAAAACCTCTACCACCTTCTTGTTGTACTTTTCTATTTTGTGCTGCAACATCATCAAGATATGTAGCTGTTCTTGCAACAGACGATAGATTGGTCATTGCATTAAATATAGAATATCTTGGATCGTTTATTTCACCAAACAATTCTCTAAATACTTTACTACCTCTGCCTGGTATGCCCTCAAAAGATTTCTTTTTAGACATAGCTGTAGCGTTTTGATATGTGATGTCTGGTAAACCTGCAGGTCTACCTTTAATTTGTACTTGATTTATTACATCATCAACTAAAAATTTTGCTTTTTCATAATAGTCTGTGCCACTTAAATCAAGTGGTGTATCTTTGGGTCTTTTAGGATCTGTTTGTGCAAGATATCTTCTAAATAAATTTATTGCATTTACATACGCTTCATCCGTTGGTTTAAATTTTTGAAACAATTTAAATAAACCTTTTGGCTTTTGAAATATTCTATATGTGCCTCCAAGCCATCCCTCTATCCTATCTTTCATTATCTTCTGTAAGTCTTTTGCACCTGCAGCAATTTTTGTTCCTGCATTTCTGTTTAATATATCAATTAAATTAGTAAATTCGTTTCTTGCACTGTTTAAATTTGTTACTATATTTGTTATTGATTCTTCTGGTATTTCTTTTTGTTTTAATAATTTAATTAAATCATCAGATGCTTTTGGATTTATTGGTTTACTTAAATCACCCTCAAACAACACGTCGTTTAATTTTTTATAAAAATCTACTTGCTCTTTGTTTGTAGTTGTATCAAAAAATTTACCTGTACTAGGAAATATTTTATCTACTTCTCTTGTTATATTTTCTACGATTTCTTTTGCTCTAAACGTATCTCTTGCTTTTAGTCCAGCTTTTGCCATCTCTGCTTCAAAAACCTCTGTTGGTAGATCACCTCTTGGTCTAAATGGTGAGCCAATATATTTGTCTACCCATCTTTCAAATGCACTGTCACTATATGCAAGGTCTTTGCCTCTTTTTGCAAGAGCTTTACCACCTGCTCCTACACCATAAACAAACGGTGTAATAAATATAGATTCTGTCCCAAACTTTAATCTGTTTAATATTCTTCTACCTGCTTCTTCTCTACCAAAAGTTTCTCTATCATCTATAGCTGTTGGTCCATCAAAGAAATCACCAAACGTTCCAATGTCCTCTACGTCTGCAACTAAAGTTTCACCTGCAGCGCCACCAAATACACCAGCTACAAATCGTTTTGTTTTGCCAGGTATTCTATCATTTAATGATTGTGCTGTTTTCATGCCGTCTTGAATAGATTTAGCTCTTGCATTAGCATAATTACCAGCTTTCTTTGCTTTAATCGCTTTATCAGCTAGTTTAGTTGCAGCTTTAAAACCAACACCACCTGGTATACCTATCTGCGTAAATACCTCTACAAGTTTACCAGCAACTCTGTCTTGTGCTGTGTCTTCAAATATATTTATATCATCGAAAAATTGTTCTACTTCTGCTGCTTTGTTTGTGTCTGCTCCAAGGTCAATAAGCTCTGCACCTAAAGATACAACTCCCTCTACTGTTTTAAGAATACCTGATGCAAAACCTGCAGCAACAGATGAAAATATACTACTGTCGTTGTTTAGTTCTGCTTCTGATAGTGGGACATATTTTGCCAAGGTTTACTCCTATTGGTAAAATTCCTCGTCAAATCCTGGATCTACAAAATCTGGTAAAATCTCTTTTAATTCTTTTCCTGGTTTTGTTGGTTGACCAAATAAACCTGGATTATCTCTTGGTGCTGGTTGCGTGTCACTTGTATCATCTACATCTACAGAATCTGCTGGTATTAATTCAAATTTATTTGTTACTGTATTTTTTACAAACTTCATCGCTTTACCTGTTGCAACATCATAGACAACCTGACGAGCTAATGCTGGGTTTTGTTTTACAAATCTATCAAGATCTTTTTGTTTTTGTAAACCAGAGGAGTCGATTACAGTCGTAGCTACTGATTCCTCTCCATATTCAGATATTAAATTAGGATATACTTCAGTTGGAAAATTTACTTCTCTTGCTGCTTTTATTGTATCACCTTCATAATTTTTATCAGCGATCATTTGTATTCTTTCAGTTGTGTCTGTTGTTTTCATACCAGCTATTCTCTCTGCTGATTCTAATTTTCTAGTAGTTTCACCCCTTAAAAAATCTCTTTCTTCTTCTGCTAATTCTTTTGCAAATGCTCTATCAGATGCTGTTTTCATAGATTCTGCCTGTTGAGCCTGTAACAGATTAAATGGATCTTTTGCAGCTACTGCTGCTGTTTGAAATATATTACCTTGTGGTGGCGTTGCTAAAAGATTTAAACCAAAACTAGTTAAGAAACCTGGCACTCCACCAAACTGAAAATTAGGTGTTGAGCCTTGTTGATATTCTATTCTACCTCCTTTAGCCATTTTTTGTGGTTGATCTAGCCCTGATGTAATACCAGTTCCTGCTGATCCACCTATTCTAAACATCGGTCTTTTTAATACTCTATTCATTATGTGCTACTTCCTGGGAATCCTACAGTTAAATTAGCTCCAGGTCTTGTTGCACCATAGATACCTGCAAGTGTTGTACCAAGACCTAACGCAGTTTGTAATGGTGTAGGATTAGGTGCTATTGTTGATTGGAATTGTCCAGGGTATCCACCCATAATTCCTGTTACTTGTCCAGCAAATCTATCTAGTTGTTCTTGTGGTAAGAATGTAGCTTGTCTTGCTGCTTCTCTCTGTGCATCAAGTTGAGCTTGAGCCTGCGCCTGATTCAGTGCGCCCAATGAACCTAAACGTTGAATATCTGTACCAGTTGCTCCCTGTTGAAATGTGCCTAAACCTAATTGTTGTTGAGCTAATGCGCCTCTGTTAGTTATATCCTGTTGTCTGGCAGCTGCTGCCTGATTAAAACCTTGTTGCAAGAGACCGGCTTGTAATGCAGCACGTTCTCTCGCAGCCCCTGTGCCAAACTCTGCGAGTTGCACTCCCGCTCGACCACTGCCGAGCGCACCCAAAGCTGCCTGTTGATCTC